CCTATTGACTGATGGAGATTTTGATGATGACGACAATGGTCCTGGCGGGGGCATGATGATCCCTGCATATGTCCCCTCCCCCTAAAACTAAATAAATCATACAAAGGGGCATTGACAGCCCCTTTCTTTGTTGGTATAATAGGGATGTAAAATTATGAGGAATATGATTCTTTCGACTGCTATTACTGCAACAGCTGTTCTTGGAGTTACTGGATTGTTGTTACAATCTAGTGCCCCTCCAGAAAAAAAGATAGTATCACTTCCAGTGGAAGAATACATGGAAGAAAAAAAGGAAACTTGGAAGTGTCCTGACTGTAACTTCAACGAAAAATATGTCCTGGAAAAACTCCAAGAAAAAACCAAGATTTCCGATCGTAATGCCCTTGCAACAATCATGGGAAACATTAAATCGGAAAGCAACTTCCATCCCAACATATGCGAGGGAGGGGCTAGAGTTCCTTACGACGCTTGCCATAGGGGTGGGTATGGTCTTATTCAGTGGACCTCAATAAACCGATATAATAATCTCGGTAGATTTTGCAAGACCTATGGTTGTGACCCTAGCAGTCTTGAAGGGCAAACTAATTACATGATTAATGAATCTGTATTCCAACGACACCTTCCTGAATTTGAGGGGCGTGGATATACCGTTAGTCAATATATGGTCCCTGCTTATTATTGGTTAGGTTGGGGCATTAAGGGACATCGTGAACAATATGCATACGACTATTCCAAACGACTTACGCTATCATGATCAAAAAACAAATCGAGCAGGCAATGACATCTTTTAAAGATGCCTTAGGTAACAAGATTAGTTGGCCAAAAGTTAATGTAGAATGTGCAATCGATGATGATGTAGTTGATTGTAGTGAATTAGAAGCACCTATTTTTGAGTGTGGTCCAGGACATTTGAGTCATGGGTATAGTCCTTATGGTGACATTCCTCCAGAAAATAGGTATACTGGTATTCCTGCACCTGCATATTTAAAAGATGATGAATGGTTTGGGCCTGCTCCCGAATACACTGAAAAACAAAAAGATTACATGGAGAGAGAAACAGAAATCAAACGCCAAGAGTTTGAAAAGAGTTTCTCTGTAGAATCCGAAGACATTCATCAAAAGATGTATGAGCTTGCAACAAGCGGTTCTTCGACTACAATACAACTGAATCCTCCTGGTGGTTCTGAAAACTTTCATGAAGGCCCTGGAGGATGGAATTCTGGCACTGGTATCGGAAAATTTTAAATGAAAAAAACAATTCTTGCTATGCTTGCAGCAGTTTCACTCGGAGCTCCTGCATTTGCTGATGACTCTAAGATTACTAAGGGTTATGGGACTATGGATGCAATGGGGTGTATGATACTGAGGGAATGCACCGATGAAGTCGAACAGGTCTTTAGTCTTTTGGATATTTCTAGTCAGTATCCCAATACTGATGAGTTTACTTTTATTGCTGACGAGTTCAACCGAATGCTCACTGCTCTCAATGCAGTCGGAGTTAAAGTGTTTCTAGCACCAGAGAAGTATTTTCCTTACGGGCATCGTGGTGTTTATCACACTGTAAGCAATAATTTCTTCCTCAATAGGCGTTATATGAGTCGCCCTGGAGCTCTAATGAGTGTGATGCGTCATGAAGGATGGCACGCTGCACAGGATTGTATGGCAGGAACTATTGATAATAGTATGATTGCTATTATTCTGCCTGAGGAAGATGTACCACCGATCTGGCGTGAGATGGTGAAGCGAACTTATCCTGCTAATGCTGTGCCCTGGGAAGCAGAAGCAACATGGGCAGGTAAGAGTGAAAAGATGACTCAGGATGCACTTGAATCTTGTGCTCGTGGCTCTATGTGGACTGACTATGAACCCACTCCTTTGACACGAGAATGGTTGGAAGAAAATAATTATCTACCTCATATTGAGTATGAGTATGATCCATATTTTTTCTACTATCCACAAGTGCATTCTCATCTTCATTACCACCCAAAAACTGATCGAATTCATGCCCATTATCATAAGCATGGATATGGCCATCGCCATCACCGTGTAGGTAAAAAGCATAAGGCATATAAATTCCATCATAGTCACTGATTTACGCACTTTATTAATAAATAAATTTGCGTTCATCGGAAATTTATGGCAGAAGAAGTAAAAGAAGAGGGTCCTAAGAAAACGGGCCCTATAGGCAAACTCAAAGATAAAATCAATGATTCTGATGAGCAACTTGCTATTCTTTCTACTTTTGTACGCTTAGGAATCTTAGTATGGTCAGGTGGTATTTTAACTCTTGCGTATATAAAGTTACCACCTGCTCTGGGTATTCCAGAACAGAAACTCGATCCGACATTCATAGCCAGCGTCTTCACGGGAGTTTTGGCTACTTTCGGTGTTCAGACAGCGAAAAAGAATGGAGATAAAAATGGAAACGGGGGTCTTAGTAGATCAGACATAGAAAGACTAATTGAAAAAGCATCACAAACTGCTCCTGCTCAAACAATCAGGATCGAGCAGGCACCTGTTCAACTTACACAGGGACCTCCTAAGTCGGATGACACATATAAGATGTAATGAAAATTGTACCAAGAATCACATCTGAACAAAAAATCTGATCAGTGTTCTGCCATTTGGCATCAGTGGTTCTTGCTTTTTAATAATCCAGAAACAAAATACTCGCAAGAGTGTAAAGAATTGAGAAAAAAATGGTGCAACTGTGTTACAGAATTTGGTGAACTTGTAAGTCAGGAAGTCAAGACAAATCCACGTTACATTTCAATCAGAAAGATATAGATAGTGTAGTCGAGTAAACTAATATGAAGTTCTTTTTCGCACTTCTCGCTACACTATTTTTTAGTGCTCCCGCATGGGCAGTAGATGTTCAGATGGGTTCTAATGGCAACTTAGTATTTGATCCTGCAGAAGTTACAATCAGTGCTGGCGAATCAGTTCATTTTGTTAATAATATGCTTCCTCCTCATAATGTTGTAGTTGAAGATCATCCAGAATTAGGTCATGAAGCCCTGGCAATGTTACCAGGTGAAGACTTTGAAGTTGCATTCCCAGAAGCAGGTGATTACACTTATTGGTGTGGTCCTCATAAGGGTGCTGGTATGATCGGAACTGTTCATGTCGAGTGAGCACCATGGGGAACCAAATGGTGAAAGTGAAATACCTATGTGGGTTTACTTAACTGCCATAGGGCTATTCACTTTTACTATCCTTTGTTTTGGTGTAATGTTAGCAGGGATGGTTTTCGTATGAAAAAATTCAATGAAGTTACACTTAATATTACTGTAGCAATCATTGACTTCCTGTATCAAGGAAGAGATTATCAGAGATTTTGGGTGCTTGAGGAGATTGCTCGGGCACCTTATTTTGCATTCTTGAGTGTGTTGCATTTAAGAGAATCTCTAGGTTTGCGTGGTCCAGAACA